GGGTAGGCGGGGAATGTCCTCGCGATATCAGAACCGATAAGGCGGCCCGATGGTGTTGCGTGTCCTGTCGACTTTGAGTTCGACGACCGTCGTCTCGTTGGGCTGCTGTCCAGGCGGGAATAGCCATGTAATAGCCCTGATCAGGTAGACCCCGCCGCCGACGACGACGTGCTCGCCGACCCTTGGGATCAATGGGCCGTCGATACTCTCGAGCAGCTGATCGTCGAGGACGAATCGCAGGGTGAAAGGAGGAGGGTTCATTCTGCCGACCTCTCGGGCATAGGCCAGCCGATAGACTCTCGAGCAGGGTCGCCGCCCGGTCTGCATCGGTTCGTCTCGATGTGCTTGACCCAGCCCGTCGGGTCAGGGTGATCAGGGTCGTCAGGGTTCCACGTCGCGAACGCTTCGAGGGCTGCCCCTGTCGAGTGGTAGCAGTAGTTCTCTTGGGGGCCGTTGATGTCGAATAGCTGCAGCCGCCAGTTGCTGTACCTGATCAGGCCGATCCCCTCGAGGCCGTCCCGAATAGGTCGCCATTTGTGATAACCACAGTCAGCGACGATCGCCTCGGTCAGTTGCATAGCCTTCCCCTTATTTCGCTGTTCGCATCGCGTGGCTGAGTGCCTGGGCGAACTCATAATCGTAAAATTTCGCGACAGTCTTATTCGCAAGGCCAAAGAAATCAAACTTTGCCCGGTATTGCGGCTGGCCGGTTTCGATTGCATACAGGCGCAGCTTTTTCCCCTTGCGTTGCCATAGGCCCGCAGGGCTTGTTCGGCCCTTGGGGGTGCCGGCGAAATAGCCTTTCTTGCGATCGCCGCCCTCGCGTAAGTCGGTCAGGATCTTTTTGATCGCCGCCTTAGCGCCTGAGACGTTGCCGTAAGCGTTTTTAGGCGTCATCCGCCCAGGCACCAGGAAACGACCGTTCCCGATCGCGTGGCGTCCCCTGACCGCCCTCTCGCCCGGTTTGGCGTCCCGCTTGCCCCCGTAGACCTGCGGTTTCAGATAGTCGCCTGCAGCGGTGCCTGACGTGGCGTTGTCCTTGAACCAGACACGGGCGCCCTCGGCGAGCTTGTTTTTCTTCGCCGATTTCAAATACAGGCTTTTCAGGGTCCAGGGCGTGGCGTTGCCCTCGATGCCGCCTTGCATCCAGGCGATTTCGGCGTCTTTGACCCGTTGTGCGGTTTTCGTCAGGGCGAGGGCGGTCGCGAACGGGATCTGATCACGCTGGACCTTGTCGAGTTTCTTTTTCAGTTCGTTGAATGGGCCGGGGTCGATCTTGATCATTTCGGGTCGCTCCTGGGGTGGTGGTTTGAGCATAAACCAGCGGCCGATAGTGGCACTTTGAGGCCGGAACGCTTTTTCTGACCGTTCCGTCAACGTTCCGCCTTTTGTTCCGCCCCCTGTTCCGCCCCAGAGCGCTCTATATATATATATATTTCAATAACATAGGTATTTATATATAGGGCCGTTTGTAGGGGGGTGGAACGGTGGAACGCTATTTTCAGAAAACACATACGTCATAGGTGAAACGTCAGCCCCTGTTTTTGTGGGTGTGTTGTGTCGTGTCAGGCCCTTTACAGAGGGGGGGCTCTGTATTTTTAAAAAAGCGTTCCAGCGATCCTGATTTAAATCAAGGACATAAGTGGAACGCTCGCGAAATAAAAAATCGCAAAACTGGCAAAACGGCAGTTTGTGCCTATGTTGTGTCATTAAAAACTGGGTGCTCGATCATTAAAAACTGGGTGCTCGATCATTAAAAACTGGGGTAAACGCAGTGAGGTTTTAATGAAAAGCAGTACAGTTTTTAATGACCGGCTATTAGGACTTGTGGTGCGTTTCACTACAATTCGACTACTCGACGTGGCGATTTTAATGATGGTCGACGCCACTGCGCCGCATCGGGTGACGTCGCGTTTCCTCGCTGAGTCGTTCGGCGTGTCGCTTTACACGGTCGCGAACAGCATCGCCCGCTTGAAAAAATTCGACCTCCTGGGGCCTGATCGGCAGCTGACGGCATACGGTCAGACGCGCCTTGACGAAGTCTTGAGGGACCCCGAGGCGCCCCGCCAGCCGCCGGCAAAACGCCCTGCAGGCAGGCGATGACGGGTCTGCTATTTTCTACCGGAACGCCGCCATCACCTCGAGGGACCGCCCATGACCAGCAAAGCGCCACAGATGCCGCCCGTGAAGGCGACCCGACCAGCCGCCCCGCCAGGGCCGCCGGATCCGCTGCGCAGAACGCTCGAGCATTATCAGGGTCTGCTTGATCAGTCCGAGCGGATCCGCCAGCAGCAGGCCCAGGTGCTGCAGCTGCGCGAGCAGCGGATCGAATCGCTCGAACAGATCGTTCACAAGCTGGCGCGCGATCGCTTCCTGCTCGATTGGCTCGAGTCCAGGGACGTCGCGGCCATCTATTTTGTTGACGGTTTTGGGTTAGTCGTCGGGGATTTTCAGCCCCTGCGCGATGCCCTCGCCGCATTCATAAACCAGGGGGAAAAACGATGACCTATCAGTCAATTTTCAATGATTCCGAAATCGTCGTGATTCGCGAGGCGGTGCTCGATATCACGCTGCAGGATCTGGGTCATTTATGGTTCACGCGCGAGCTTGACGTCAGCGCCGTCGACTCGATCATGATTTTTTCGCGCATGCTTACAGACCCGCAGACGCGCGAGTCGCCCGAGGCCCTGCACACGATGTTGGGTCGGTTCCTCGAGTTGCAGCGCGAGACGTTGACCGGGATCGAGAGCATGGGGCATGCGTTCCCGGCGCGCGTTCGGAACGACCTGCTGACGACGATCAATAAAGTTCAGATCGCCCTGGCGCAGATCCAAAAGAGTCAGATTGATGATTAGTCATTCTCTGTTTTTTCTCGCGCTCCTGGGGGCAGGGATAACGCTCGCGCTCCTTATCGTGTTGACGTTCTCGCTAATGGCGATCGACCATAAGATCGACAGCGACGTTTAGCCCTTTTTCTCGAGGTGATCCATGCCCGACTACGGTGACAAACAGAAACAAAGGCGCAAGGCCTCGAGGTCAAACTCGAAACTCCTGCGATGCACTTGCGGGCACAAGGTCTATGATTTCGAGCCCCATTGTCCGATCTGCGACACGCTCAATCCTTTGTATCTGGCATTAACGCCTGCAGCGCCTTCGCGGCCGATGACGCGCGAAACGTGACAAGAATGTTCGAGGGGTGATAGTGTCCGATTCGCTCCTCGAGCAGATTATAAAAACAGGGGGTTTTATCTATGCCAGCAGTTGCAGGCGCAAAGGAATATCGCGATCTTAGTTCCAGTTGGTTCGACTCTCTCGGTTTAAATCCCGCCACGAAAAAACCTCGATGCCTTCCCGGCGTCAAGGTCGTTTTGTCGTGCCGGAAACGCTCGGGGGGGCCTGCATTTCGTCATGAGTTCCAATCGAAAACAGCGTTCGAACGCAAGGCCATAGAGCAGGCCAAGTTCGACGCCGAGTTCGTGCACAAACTCGAAATCGTATGTCTCCTTATCACTGAGAGTTGAAAAATGTCGTCACTAATTGCAGAGTTTGAAGCGGTACAAAAACGCCTTAAAGCGCTCGAATCGAATCCGCTTTTGCAGCACGAAATCAAGTTTAAAAACAGCCTGCTCGACCTGCTGAAATCCTTCGACATATCGCCGACAAAGGCGATCGAAATCCTCAAACAAGCGTCGCCGGCGACCTCGAAAAAGGTCCCGACCAATAGCCCGAAAACCTACAAAAACCCCCACACGGGCGAAACCGCGACCGTCGTGACCATGCTCGCGAAACCCGTCGTCGAATGGGCGAAACAGCACGGGAAAGAGGAGGTGAAAAAATGGGTGATCGCCGCCTGACGTCGTTTGACGTGCTCGATCAGATCCAGAACAGTCTGACCGTCGACCTGCCCCCGAATTGGCTGTCGACGGTCTGCGCACTGCCCCAGCTGGGCGGGTTGGTAGACTCGATTCGGTCGGAACCGGCGCCCCAGGGTGCCGGACTCGAGGCCGTGACCGAGGCCCTGCTGCGAACGGGTGGTCATGCTGTTCTGGGGGTGCTAATGGCGTGCCGTGACTGCGAGGTCGATTTCGGCCTGCTGCTGATCAATGCGATCGCCGATCGCCTGGAATATGAAAAGGGAAATCACTGATGATTGAATTCGAAATGCCCACGCCCGAGGATAAAGAAGCCCTCGAGGCGAAGGCGGAAAAAATGAAGGCGATCATTGACTCTATTCGCGAGCATGCCCCGCCCCAGTTGATGCACGACCTGCAGGAAGTGGTCGCGCAGATCGCCCTGGCCGCGCTCGAGTATCAGAACAAAATGCGCATGATGGGGATGGTCCTCGAGGTGTTGATCAAGGCGCGCGACAGTCGCGATCAGGATCGTCATCGCCTGGACCTGCTCGCCGAGCAGGGCGCCCACACGATCCAGTTCATCAGCCGCGATTCGTTGACCTTAATTCCCGGTCAGACCATTCGCGCGGGGATCGACGCGCTGCTCGAGGCGGTGAATGCAGCCGATAAGGTCAGGCACTGAATGCTGACCTTCCCCGAGAAATATCGAATCCAGCTGGCGCCGCCCTGGCCGCAAACGGTCGAGGGCGAGAACGGCGTTTTTGTGTTCAATAGCCCTTGGGGTCCGGTGCGCTGTATCGCCGCCAGTGGTGATGGTTGGGATCACGTCAGCGTGAGTCATCCCGACAAAATCCCGAACTGGGAAATCATGTGTCGGGTCAAGGCGATGTTTTTTGGTGGTAGCCGGACGGCCATGCAGCTGCATCCGCCCGAGGTCGATTATGTGAACTGCCATCAGTTCGTTCTGCACTTATGGGCGCCGCTCGAGGGCGAAATCCCCCGGCCGCCGAACTGGATGGTCTGAAAAATAAAACCCCCTTATCGTGCGATCAGGGGGTTTTTTATTGTCACTTGTAGCACGTCAATGACGTGCTATTATTTGGGTGCCCGCTTGATCCTTTGCCCACCTTCCCCCTTGAGGCTCTGAGAGAAAGCGGGTTTTTTATGCCCCGCAAAAACAGTCGATCTGATCGTCGTCGTCCAGGGGAAACAGGTCGCTTTGATCATTCCCGTTCGCCAGCATTTCCCGATAGCCTGGACGATCCAGGCGGAACCGGGCGCCGTGCTTGCTCGGCTTGCCGTTGTCCTCGACCCATTGTTCCTGTTCGGCCCACCATAGCCCGACCTCGCGATCGGTGGTGATGATCGAATAAACCTGACCAGCCCCCTTTAAAAAACAGGCGTCGCAGTTGCCGAGGGTCGTCCGGCCGTTGATTGCCCGCAGGTGCAGGTCGAACGCCTGGGCCTGCCAGAACGCGCCGACCTGCTGCACGTCGACGCCGGCCTCGGCCAGTGGCAGCAGAATTTCGGCGCCCTTGACCTCGCTTGTCGACTTGCCGCGCATTTTCGAAACCCGGCGCGGTTCATCGGCGCGGATCCCGAGCAGCATGTCATAGCCTGCAGGCCAGCCCAGGACGTCGCGCAGATAGCGGGCCATCGGGCGAATTTTTAAATCAGACGTGCAGAACCTAGCCGTCGGGCGTGGCAGATATTTTTTTTTGCGGATCAGGGCGGCGTAGGGCTCGCCGTGCCTGCCGGCGGTGGCGTGATCGACGACCTCGAAACCGGGCAGGCCGCGGCGATACTCGAGCCACACGATCGGCACGCCCCAGCGCTCGCCGATATCGCGCACGAAATCGAGGGTCGCCGGGTGTTCGCGCCCGGTGTTGGCGAAACAGACGACCAGATCGCCGCGGTCGGGGTTCGCCTCGAGGACCTGCGCCAGCATGAACGCGCTCGTTCTGCCCCCCGACAGCGACAGGCAGGTTTTGCCGCGCAGGGTGTAGGGGTTCAATCCAGGGCCTCGAACGGCACGGCCACGAACCGCGCTTTCGTCCCGGCGAACCTGATCGACGGGTTATTTTTTTGGGCGCCTGGGATCCGTGCCAGGGTGCGCGGCCATGACGTTGACCATTCCGTGTCCTTGAGCATGCGCGCCAATTTCGGGTGCTGGTTGGCGATCTGCAGCATATGGGTCTGAATGTCGGCCTTGATCCCATACCGGGCGAGGCCGGCTTTCGCGTTCTCGATCGACAGGCCGTCAGCCTTGTTTTGCCCGCGGATCGCCTCGACCAGTTCGCCGATGTTGTAGTCGATGAAAACGCCGCCCTCGGTCGAGAGTCGCATGCTTTGCCCGGTGATGAAATTGATCAGGCGCAGTTCGTCGCCGTCCTCGACGACGTGCCGTTCTTCTTCCCAGTCCTGCGCCGCGACCCATTCGATCGCCGCCTCGAGGGTGATTTTGTTGGTCGAGTGCAGGGCATACGACCCGGCGAGAAGGGTGCCGTATTGGTCGCCCATGCGGGCATCATTGAATTTCTCGTTCAGTGCCTGGGCGAAAACCTGCCCATTGTGGCGGATGACCGGGATCAGCATGATCGCCCGCGCCTGCAGGCTCGCGACGTAGGCCGGTGTCAGCGTGGTCGCGATCAGGCGTTTCAGTTTCTTGAATCGTTCGCCCTGACCCTCGAGCGCCGGCAGCATGCCGAGGGCGGTGATCCTCGAGCTGGTCGCCTTGCTCGCGAGGTCGACCGTGATCGACGAAAAACAGAACATGGACCGGGCCTGATACCTGATCGAGTTCCCGTCGGCGCCGCCCTTGTAAATGCCCGCGCCGTCGTCGGTCGCGCCCTGGATGACCAGCGACTCGATCCCGGCCGTTCGTTTCTGCTCGCCCTGCGACGTGCTCTCGAATTCGTCGAACTGGACGGGGATCGAGGCGTTCCCCAGCTTCTGACGTAGGCCAGCCTCGGTCGTGCTCGAGGCGCAGAACAGGCCGAACCGACCCAGGCAGGGGCGGATCACCTTTGTCTGCAGGGTGGTTTTGCCGACGCCCGAGGATCCGGTCGGCCAGATCGAGGGCCGATAGTCCAGGGCGCCGCCGATAGGGGCGATGAACGTCCAGCCCGCGGCGAAGTGTGCATTAATCGGGCGTTCCCAGCGGAAACCTTGGCAGAGCGCCAGCAGCTTGACCGCCTCCTCATTGTCGAGGGGGTGCTCGAGGTCGACGGGGATCACCTCGCCGCTGATGTAGGTGTTTTCGCTGTCGTGCTCGAGGTAGCCGACCCGGCGCCCGTCGACGATCAGGCCGTCGCCGATGTTGACGACCGCGCGTTCGTTGTCCCAGTGCGCGCCGTTGCCGCATAGGTGGTCATCGTTGAAGGTGCCTTTCACGGTGCTGAATCTGATCAGGTGGTTCGCCGCGTCGGTCCAGCTGGCATCGCCGCGTCGGCCTGGGAAATGCTTTTTCCACCAGTCGGCGTCGGCCAGGGTGAACAGGTTCGGCGCCTTGTGCGCGGCCAGGGATAGCGCGACGACCCGGTTCGCGTCGCGGGTGTAATAAAAATACGTCGTCCCGTAGTAGCCGAGGATCTTGAACGGCAGGTGCGCGTCGGCGCCGGGGAACCAGCGTTTCGGCACGGGGGGCAGGTCGCCGTCGTCGCCGTTGTCGTCATAAAACGCCGGCTCGCCGACATAGTCGCCGCCGCCGTCATCCGGGGGCAGGTCCTCGGGGACCGGGTGCGCGGCCAGCAGTTCGGCCGCGGTGCGCGCGTTGTCGGTGATGAACGCCAGGACGTCGCCGCGGGTCCAGCCCTTGACCTCGAGGTCGGCGAAATCCTCGCCGTCGGGCCAGCTTTCGGCCGTGCCTGGGGCCGGGACCGCGACGATCCGAACCTCGGCGCCCAGGTCCTCGAGCATGCCGGCGATGTTCAGCATCGCGACCATCCCCGGCTGTTCGATGTAGGGCATCAGTTCGCCGGCGCGGGGATGGTTGTCGGGGTAGCGCTTCGAGTCGCAGTCGGGCCAGAGAACGACCTTTTTGCCTGCCAGCTGCGACCAGTCCGAATGATGCGTCGCGCCGCATCCGCCGGCCCAGGTGGCGACGTTCACGTCGAAACCGTCCATGATCCGCCGGCCCGCGTCGACGGCTTTCTCGCCCTCGGCGATGATCGCGTTCAGGTCCGGTCGTTCGGCGAGCAGATCGGCGCCGTACAGGGGGCGGGGAATGTCCAGGGACTTTTGACGCCAGCCTTTTTCGAGGGTCCAGCGGATGGGGATCACTTCTTTTTTCCCGTCGACCTCGACGCGGCATGTATAGCCGAGCAAAGCGCCTGCAGGCGAGCGATAAGGCCATGCGTCGACGACCTTGCGGATCCCTTGGGCCTTGTGCGAGTAGATCGAGAACGGCGCCGGTTCGTTGTGCGGGGCGTCGGTGAACGTGAATTTCGGTTTCTCTCGAGGCTGCTGCGGTTCGCGCTGCAGGGGACTATCGTCGCCGGTCAGTTCGCGCAGTTTGGCGAGGCCGGTTTTTTCGGTCATGCCGTCGAACTTTACGAACCAGTCGATCACATCGCCCGACTCGCCACAGCCGTGACAGTAGAAACGATCGCGGCCGGCGGCGTCGGTGAACACGGCGAGGCTCGGCGAATTTTCCTTATGGAACGGGCAAAGGCCCTTGAGTTCGCTGCCCTGTTTTTTTAGATCAATGCACGACCCGATGACGTCGGCGAGACGTATGCGCCGCTTCAGGTCTTCGATAGTAGCCATGACAAAACCCCCCGGTTAGTGTGAAGCGAGCGCAGACGCGCGCGCGCGCGTGACCTCCTCCTGGGTCTTTCGAACATGGGGAACAAGGCGGGGGGAAATGCTGCGGATCGTCGTCGGGTCCTGGCCGTACCAGATCAGGTCGATCGTCCCGAGGTGTTGATAGGTGCGGTCGGGGCGGCGTTGGTAGATATGCAGTTCGGTTTCGTGGCTGCCCTGCAGGGCGTCGAGGATGTCCTCGGGGTTGTCTTGCAGGTCTGACGATTGAGGGAAAAGAACGACCTCGAGGCCTTGGGTCGTGATTTCATTGATCAGCGCCTCGATCAGCCGCTTTTGTAGTGCGTTCATGGGTGCGACTCCGAAAATCTAAAATGCTTTCCTTGGGATGGTGAATATAGTCCTAACGCTGGATCCAAGCGGGGGGAAACTCGAAAATTAGCTGCGCAGGATCGCGGACGATCATCGCGATCCCGCCCGATTGCAGGATCTGATCGCGCCAGTTTCGCTGATGTTTTTTTGCCATCCCATAGGCCGATTTTGTCTCGACCGACAGGAATTGCGTGACGTGTTTCCCGATCATTCCGGGGGTGATCAGCAGGTCGTGCCAGCCGATAAAATCCCCGGATCCAGGGCAGAGCCCGAACTCGACAAAGGTCGGGAATTGAATCAGCCGCTCGCCGCCCTGGGCGACGTAGGTCTGACCCGGTCGCATAGTAAAGCCGGGACCCTGCCAGCCGCCCCCGACGTGATTGCGAAACAAGCGGTCGCGCGGGAATTGGTGGCCGAGTTCGCGCAGCACGGCCGCGGCGACCTCATTTTCTTTTGCGCCCATTGTCAGCCCTCCAGGGTGAACGATTCGTTCGCGGTTTCGGCCTCGAGGTCGGCCTCGAGGCGTTGGATGATTGCCTTGATCTGTTTCGGTTTCAGCCCGGTCAGTTCGCCGCGGGTGCAGCCCATGATCTGCCGGGTCGTCAGGTCGGGGTGCAGGGCCTGGGTCGCCTGCATCAGTTCCAGGGCGCGCACCTCGAGCGCCTTGCGATCGGCTCGGGCCTGCAGGATGTGCAGGGCGCGGCCGTGGCTGCAGCCGGTGGCGCGCAGTGACTTGTAGTCGCGAGCGCCAGCGGTGGCCGGGATCGGTTTCGGCACGTCCTCGAGCAGTTCCTCGAGCGTGCCCTCGCGTGTCTGCAGGCCCTTCCCCTCGGGGGCGAATTCGTGATCGCAGAGCGTGCCATCGTGCAGCAGGCCGCCACAGATCGGCCGAGGGTCCGCGGTGTAATAACAAACGGGGCACTGCACAAGGCGCAGGCCAGGGGCGGGCGCGTCGCCGCGCTTGCGTTTCGGGCGGCCGTCGAGTGACCAGGGGCGATCGGCGCTCGGCTTGCCGTGGCGGGCAATATTCCCGACGTGATCGTGCAGGCGGCCGAACAGTTTCCCCGGCGCCGGCCGCATGATCCGGCCCGCCATCTGCAGAAATTTTTCCTCCGACTCGGTCGGCCTGAGCATGATGCAGGTGACGGCCGCCGGAATGTCGAGGCCTTCGGTGATCACGTCGACGCTGACCAGCCCGTCGAGGGTGCCGAGTTCCAGGCCCTCGATCATGCCGTCGCGTTCGTCCGGGTGCGTGTCGCCGGTGATCAGGCCGAACGCAAAACCGGCGGCGTTGAAGGCGGCGCAGACGTCGGTCGCGTGCCTGACGCTGCAGCAGTAAACGAGCGCGCGCTCGCCTGGGCAGAGTCGGCGATAGTGCTCGATCGCGTCGCCGGTGATGTGCGGCCGGTTCAGCAGGTCGGTCAGTTCGTCGCGGTCCAGATCGCCGGCGATGATGTGCACGCGCGACAGGTCGGCACGGCAGGGCGGCGCCCAGCAGCGAACCGGGACAAGGTGCCCCGCCTCGATCAGTTCGGGGATCGACGCCGCCTCGAACATCGCTTGATAAAGGTCGCCCAGGCCCTGACCGTCCAAGCGGATCGGGGTCGCCGTGGCGCCGAGCACGCGCGCGTCGGGGACCGCGGCCAGGACCGTCTGCCAAGTGGCGGCCATAGAATGGTGCGCCTCATCTAATACGATCAGCACGGGCGCCCAGGCCTGCAGCCAGGGGATCCGGCGCACGACGGTCTGAATCGACCCGATCGCGACCAGGGCCTCGGGGTCGATGAACGATCGGCCGTATTTTTTCAGGTGGCGCCGGCGGATCGCCTCGACGCCGGCCGGCGGGGCGATGATCGTGTGATGCACGCCCAGGCCGGCGAGCGCTAATGACGCCTGCCGGATCAGTTCGCGCCGGTGCTGCAGGATTAGGGTTCGATTGTTCAGGGCCGCCGCGCCCTGGGTGATCGCGCAGAACATCGCGGTTTTTCCCGATCCGGTCGGGCTGACCAGCAGCAGCGCGCGGTTCGCGAGGTTCGTGAAGCCCTCGCGCAGCCATTGAACGGCGCGATCCTGATACCCGCGCAGGGTGATCATTGGGCGGATTCGAGTCGCGCGACCGTGTGCTCGAGCTGGGTGACTCGGGCCTCGATCGTCCTCGGTTTGGGCAGTTCGATTTCTTCGCGAAGCGCCTGCAGGGTCGCGCGGTGGTCGCCGAGTAGGTTCGCGCCCGAGCGCTCGGCGAGTTCCAGGGCGGCGCGCAGCAGTTGCAGCCAGCGATCGCGGCTCGGCATCATGCCGCGGCGCCAGCGCCACACGGTTGACGGGGCGAGGTTCGCCAGTTGGCAGACGCTGGTTTTGCGCAGGCGGTAGTGATTGAGGATCGTGCAGATTTCGTCGGCCGCGGCAGGACCAGACGACGGGGGGCGCAATAACATATCGGCGCGGCTCCGGTTATTGAATCCCCCTTGATTCGTCCTACACTGTAGCTCGTTGCGCGCAATGTTGCGCACGACAGGGCAGGGGGAGAAATAACGACAGGGGGCCGCCATGCAGCCCGGTTGCTATTCCTGCGACAAACTTTCAAACGAGCAGTATCACGGATCGGCGGGGATTTCGAATTCTGGATTGAAGCTGATCGCCGAGCACACGCCGGCCCATTACTTCGCCGCGTACCGGGACCCCGATCGCGTTCGGCAGCCCACGCGACCGCAGATGATCGGGACCGCCCTGCACGCTGCGGCCCTCGAGCCGGCGGCGTTCGCGTCTGAATATATCGTGAGCCCATTCCCTGATCGCAAGGCGGCCGGCTTTAAAGCGTGGTCGAACGAGCAGTCGAAAATCATTCTGACCCCCGGCGAAGCGGTGAACGTGTACGGCATGCGCGCCAGCCTGCAGGGGCACAGTCGGGTGCGACGCTTGCTGTCCGCGCCAGGGCATTTCGAATTCTCGGTCTATGCGATCGACCCGGAAACCGGGCAGCTTTGTAAGGTGCGTTTCGACCGGCTGCTGCTCAATGGTTGGGCGGTCGATCTGAAAAAGTGCCAGGACGCGAGCCCCGAGGGGGCGGCGAAGGCCATCGCGAACTACGGCTATTTTCAGCAGCACGCCTTTTATAACGACGTTTTCTTATGGGCGACGGGGGCCTCGCTCGAGGGGTTCGTTTTCGTGTTCGTCGAGGAGGCGCCGCCGCATGCGATCGGCGTTTATGTGATCGACGCCGAGGACGTCGACCGGGGGCGCCGGCAGTATCGCGAGGCCCTGGACGTGTTCGCCCAGTGTTCCGAATCAAACCATTGGCCGGCGTATCCAGAACAGCCGGTTGAAATTGCCCTGCCGTATTGGAAGCGCAGGGCTCTCGACGCTCGACTGATTGAGGGCTTTTGACCATGACCGAACACATCCCGATTCGCGACGTCACGCCGCGGCGTATGGGCATAAAAAATCTATTAAGCGGCCTAGCCGAGCGCGGGAAAATAAAGATCGGGAACAAAGGCGAAACCCGAAAGGGGTCGAACGGTGACTACCAGCTGCCCCAGAAACTCGATCATTTCCTGATCACGACCACGGCGCGCGGGGCCGACGGGAATTTTCTGCGCGACGTCGGGCTGCATAACATGCTGGGTGACAAGCCCGTCGAAATCCCGGTCGTTCTGCTCTATGACGACATTGACCTGAATTTTCAAACCCGCTATTGCGCCTATGTCGGCCGAACGGCGTGGTGCAGCGGCGACGGTGAACAGGCGGAACGGATCCGTGAAGGGGGCGGCCGGGTGATCGTGCCCTGCACTTGCGAACGGGTCGAACAGACCTACAAAGGCCCTGATAAATGTAAACCGAACGGCAAACTCTCGGTGATCATCCAGGGCGCCGAGGTGGTCGGCGGGGTCTGGGCGTTTCGAACCACGTCGTTCCACACGATCCGCGGGATCCTCTCGAGTCTCGCCCTGATCCAGCGGATCACGGGCGGCCCACTGGCCGGCATTCCGCTCATGATGACAATGGCGCCGAGAACGGTGTCGGATCCGACCACGGGCAAAAACCAGACGGTGTACATCGTCAGCCTCGAGTTCCGCGGGACGATGGAAGCCCTGCAGGATCGCGGCTATGCCGCCCTGCTGACGCGCCAGCAGCATCACGTTCGCGTCGAGGCGATCGAGGATGACGCCCGTCGCATGCTAGCGGCGAATCCGCAGTCGTTCGGGGCGTCAGCGCCGGATGAAATCGACGACGACCTCGCCGAGTTTTACCCGGACCACGAACAGGCCGTCGAGGTCGAGGCCCAGGGCGAGCCGGTGGCGACCCAGGCGAAAACCGACCAGCCGCGGCGCCAGCCCCAGGGGCGCACGGGATCGGCCGAGGCCCTGGACCATATGACCGACGCCCTCGAGGATCCGCCGGCGCACGTCCTCGAGCGGCCGGATCCCGAGCAGGCCGAGGCGCCCGAGCCCGCGGCGAAACCGGCACGAAAACCGCCTGCAGGCAGGGCGAAGGCGGCGAAACCAGCGCCAGCGGCTGACCCGGAAACCCGTGCAGCCGGAAACCCGGTAAAAACCGAAACCGCCGCTAAAGGCCCGAATCTGTTCTAGGGGGTGTGATGGAAATCGCTATTCGCAATATGCGCGGGATCGAATCGGCTGACCTCTCGGTCGGCTCGATCACGTTGGTCGCCGGCGACAATGGCGCCGGGAAATCCTCGGTCGCCCTGGCGGTCGCTGCGGCCATGACCCGATCGCCGGCGCCGGTCCCAGGCATGCAGAAACAGCAGGTCGGCCAGCTGCTGCGCGCCGGCGAGGCTCGCGGTTATTGCGAGGTGACGGGCGACGTCGGGGCAAAGGTCCGGGTCAGCTGGCCGGGGGGCGCGATCAGCGAGGAGGGCGACGCGCCGGCGGCCTCGCTTATGGCGTGCGGCCTCGAGTCCGTGGTCGGGCTCAAACCAAAGGACGCCGCCGCGTTGCTGGTCCAGCTGCTCGACCTTCATCCGACCCTGGCGCAATTGTCGGCCGCCTTGCCCGACGTCGACCCGGCGATGATCGACGCGATCTGGCAGGTCGTCGAGGCCGAGGGGTTCGACGCCGCCCACAAAAGAGCCCAGGAAAAGGGGGCAAAGGCGAAGGGGGGTTGGGAACATTGCACGGGCGAAAACTACGGCAGCCAGAAGGCGGCCGGGTGGTGTCATCCGCTGTATGACGAAATTTTGTGGCAGTCGGCCGACGGGCTCGAGGCCGCGGTCACGGCCGCCGGTGCCGAGTTGCAGCGCCTGCAGGCCGGTCAGGCGATGGATTCGGTGCAGCGGGGGTTCCTCGAGGATCAGGCCCAGGGCGGCCGAACGGCCCTGACGCGGCTGCGCGAACTCGAGCCCGAGCAGAACCGGCTGTCGAAACGGGTCGGCGATCTGCGCCTCGAATTAAAGGCCCTGCCCCAGCCCGAGACGGCCGAGGAAATGCCGGCCTGCCCACACTGCGGGAAACCCGTGGTCGTGATCACGGCGCGCGAACTGCACAAGCCCACGCCGGCCCTCGACGCCAAAGAGAACAAACGGCGCGAGCAGGTGATCAGCGCCAAACGTGCCCAGGTGCTCGAGGCCGAGGACGCGCTCGACCAGTCTGACCGGGAAATCGCCAAACTACGGCCGACGATCCAGCAGGGCCAGCTAGCCGAGAAACGCCTCGAGCATGCCCCGCAGGAGGGCGCCAGCGTCGACCAGATCGCCCAGGCACAAAAGGCCCTTGATGACGCCTCGGCCGCGCTACTGGGCTTCAATGCGCAGATCCAGGCCCAGGCGTATCACGATAAAGTGCGCGCGATGCAGGAGGTCGCCGCGGCCCTGGCGCCGGACGGTCTGCGCAAAACGGTCCTCGGCGAGCGCCTGAATGATTTTAATGATCACCTCGCCGACCTCTCGGCCGCGGCCGACTGGGAACCGATCGCCCTCGATGACGGGCTCGGGATCTGGTACGGGGGCACGCCGTATTGGCTCGCGTCGGCGAGCGAGCAGTTCCGGGTGCGGGTGGTCCTGCAGCTGGCGCTGACGTCGGGTTTCGTGATCGTGGACGGCGCCGACATTCTCGGGCGCGACGGGAGAAACGGGCTTTTTCGACTGCTGCACCATACGCTGCGGCCGGCGTTGGTGTGCATGACGCTCCTGTCGAGGGACGTCATGCCGGACCTGCAAAACGCCGGTTATGGGCGGTCGTACTGGATCGAGGCGGGAAAAGTTGCCTAGGTGGCTTTCAGGATCCAATCGCATAAGCTAATCTGCCGTCTGTCGAAAGTTCCAAAAAGTTCAATGCTTTATGGTGGCATTTTGACGTAGAGCCAGAACAAAAAACAAAAAGCCCGGTCAGTTACAAGCTGACCGGGCTTTTCAAACAACAATGTCGGCGGGCCTTTTCTTTTCGAGGGACTAGGCCCGCCGACAGGGGGTTGCAGGTGGCATACTAGCCGTCTGCATTGGTCCGCGCAAGTTCGCGGACGTCCCCCGACAAGGGGGTGCAGGATGCAGCAACTAAAATTATTCGATGACGACCGCCTGCCGGCTAAGCCCTATTGCGTGGATTGGCTCGGCGAGTTCTCGCGGATCCGACCGCTCGCGACGGCGTTGCGCTATCGGTATCTGCAGTTTAATCCCCCGCATAGTTCCTATTGGATCGTCGTCGATATCGACCGGCCGATCTATTCGATCGTCGGCCGCATGCTCGACGGCGAAATCCCCCTCGCGAATTACGTCGTCATAAACCCGGATAACCATCACGCCCACGCCTTCTACGCGCTCGCCGTGCCGGTCAAGGTCGGCGGCGAGGCCAGCCTAAAGGCCCTGCAGTATCTGGCGGCGATCGAGGCGGCGATCGTGCGGGCGACCTCGGCCGATCCGTTTTACGCTGGGCTCCTGGCAAAAAACCCGACCCATCCCGACTGGGTCCTGCGCGAACTGCGAACGGTCCCCTATAGCCTGGGCGAACTGCAGGACGCGCTAGACCTGCAGGGCAAGTCGAAACGCGAACTGCGCGATGACGCCAAAAAACACGGGCTCGGGCGGAACTGCTCGCTGTTCGACGACCTGCGCCTGCACGCTTACCAATGGGTCAGCGAGTATCGCGACGCGAACGACCTCGGGGCGTGGCAGCGTTACCTGCAGGACCGGGCCGAGGCCTATAACACGGGGTCGCCGCCGCTCGACGTCAGAGAAGTCGCCGGCATCGTGAAGTCGGTCGCCAATTGGACGTGGAAAAAATACACGGGCCGCGGTGACTCGCCGGCCCTGCGCGCCCGTCAGGCCGAACTGGGTCGCCATAGTGCCGCATCACGCAAGGCCCAGGCCGGCAGCGAGGAGGCATTCGCCCTGCAGATGGGGGCGATCCGCGCGAAACGCCCAGACCTCGGCGAGCCCTGGGTCGCCCTCGGGATCAGTCGCGCGACCTATTTCAGACGGCAAAAACGGGCCGCTGACGTGAGACTCGACGAACCATCAGGCGAGTTATTTAGTGCACAAAGTAGTGAGACTCTACGAACCATCAGATAACAGCCCCCGATAAGGGGGGCAATGGGTGGAAAGCCTCTGAGCGCAGCGAAGGCATTCCCCCCGCCGTGACCGTAGCGCAGCGAAGGGGAACGGCAGTTAAAACGAGCCGATAGGCGAGGCCCTTGTTCTGCCCCGCCCTTGATCTTGAGGGGGTCCGTTCAGGGCTTTAGGTCGGGGAGTGCGAAGGCTGCAGAACCTGAGACAAACGAACCATCAGCCCTAGCGCCGACGCGCCTGCCAGCGATCGCGAATTCGGTCCCACCATACCCGCAGGAACCAATGCCGCGCGACCAGGGCAGCGACCCAGAAATTCAGGTCATATTCGGCGATCGTATTGGTCCGACCCTCGAGGCCGTAGGTCAGTTCGACGAATGCGTTCAGGGCGAGGCAGGTCGCGAGGAACTTGCCGAGGGGACCGTCGCGCATGATACCGGGCACGATGACGACCCAGATCGCCCAGGCGACGATGACGGCGCAGCTGATGACGTTGAAATGGGCGAAATTCATTTCGAGTCCCCTGGGCGAATGAAGGCCAGCAGGTCGACCGACTTGACTGACCGCAGAATCGCGACGGTGATCGGCACGCCGAACAGCCCGAGCAGGAAGGCCAGGGCGATCACTGCAGGCGGCGACAGCTGATAGTAGGCGTCGAGTAAGGGGGCGACAAAAAAACCGACTGCCGTGTTCAGCAGCATGTGCCACGCCCGCATCAGGTGAGTGTGCACGTCATGCTGCAGGGGTATTGAAAGAAAAGCGCCGACCAGGGCGGCGCCGGCCCACTCGGGGGACCACGCGAAATGCAGGTAGATAGGCATGATCGCCCCCTATGCTGATTCGGTCCCCTTGCGGCAGAGTTTAGACAAAAACCCCAGGGCGAGGCCTGGGGTCGGGTTCAGCGGGTCAGGACCTCGAGCAGCTGGGCGCGGATCCTGGGCGAGCAGGTCGCCAGGAACTGCAGCAGCTGACGGGCCGGCAGGGCGCCGACGTCGGCGAGCGGGGTGCGGCGTAGGGTGCTATATTCCGTTTTGCTCATTTTGCCTCCTGATAATGCTGGGTGAGTGCGGCGCCGGGGTTGGCTGACCTCGGCGCCTTTTTTTGCCTATTGGTTTTGCAGATCCGCGGCGATCTTGCGGCATTTCGCGGCCTCGGCCGTGAAGTGCGCGCCGGCCTCGACGATGATCAGCGCGCCGGGATGGTCGCGCAGGGTGCGCAGCCCGTGTTCGAACGCCTTCGGTTCCATCCCGACGCTGAGCAGCGCGGCGTCGACGGTTTCCTGATCCATATGCAGGCCCATCGGGCGGCCCTCGCTTGTGCACTGGGCGAGCAGCACGCCGCCTGCAGGCAGGGACCAGTGCACGCGCCCCAGGTCGTCCATCGCGATAAACGTCCCTTTGAAGGTGTCGGCGAGAACGGCCCACTCGGCGGCGCTCTCGTTCATGCTGCTGACCATGTTGGCGATCATCGCGGCGCGGTCATGCTGGGCTTCGGTCATGCTGGTCGCTCCTGGGTTAGTTGATTGTGAATTCTTTGCCAAACTTGGCGAGGTGCGCGACGGCGTAGGCGTCTAAAAATTCCTGCTCGCTTTGCCAGTCGCGGCTGCTGTGAAGTTCTTCGCGAAGGTCGTCGTCCATCAGGTTTGCGAATACTTCGATTTCATGCCAGAACCTGCCGTCGAGGCTCGCGACCTCGATCAGTGTGTCGAACTGCGCCTGCTGATCGCCTTCCCAGGTCGGTTTATCAGTCAGCCAGTTTTCGTCGGTGTCGACGGATCCGGTCGCCGGGTTCATCAGATATTTAGCGCTCATTTCTTGCGGTGCTCCTGGGTCAGTGCCTCGAGGGCGAATTGCGCGAGGTACGGGGTCGCCGTCTCGCCGCTTGTGTAGGTGCGCAGGGTGCGGTCGCTGATGCCCAGCAGGCGGGCGACTTCGGTGCGCTGCAGGCCGGTCGACTTGACCAGCCCGTCGATATAGGCCGGGTCCGGGTTGTGGTTTTTGCTGTCCGGTTTCATCGGGCGACCCCCACAGGGGCGACGGCCGCGGCTGCGGTCTTGAGTTGATCGCGCAGGGCATAGTCGGCGATGTAGCCATAGCCGCCGCGATCGTAGGCGTTCAGAACGTCGCGATCCTTGACCGCGGCCTCGGGATCGACAGCGATGGTCAGCACGCCGTCGACCATGCGATCGACGTCGTAGAACGCGACGGTCGCCAGCTGCAGAAAATCGTCGGCGTCGCGGCTGACGACGGTGTATGCAATGCGCTGACCTTCGCGGGTGTAGGTGCGGCCGGTGTTGAATGCTTGAATGATCATGGTTCGATGCTCCTGGGTGGTAAAGCCCCCCCGCAGGGGGCGGTCGGTTCAAAGGGTGCCGGTTTTTTTCATCGCCGCGTGCAGTCGCTTGACGATCGCCGCGGTACGTTCTTCGACGGTTGAGAAATACTGTTCTTGCTGGGTTGAGCCCCATGCCTTGCCGTCCTTGGTCATCTGCATTTTTGCGGCGAACGCATGACCGACCGGGACGCGGTAGGAGGTGAACGAGAGGTCCGTCTGCTCGACGAAATCGCATTCGCGAGTCGAAATAAACAAGCCAATTTGACGACCCTTCGCGTCGACCGCGCCCCATTCGTGCGTAACGGTCGCCGCGTTGGTTTCGTTAATCCGTTTGGTTCGAATGGTGGTCATGGTCGTCGTCTCTGTTTGGCTTGCTGGGGAGTTGTCAAGATACCGGCAAAATCTGCCGGTGTAAACGGCAGGATCTGCCGTTCATCTGATAACAAAAAGCCCGCTCAATCGGCGGGCTCAAACGACCCGGAAACCCGGCTACCCGGAAACCAGTCTAGATATTATTTTCGACCTGCCAAACCAGCAGTTCGACTTTGTCGGCGATCTGCCGGTCGGCGGCGTTGCAGGCGTGTTCGGCGACGGGATACTCGGCCTCGAAAGTTTCGAGCCCTTCCAGGCGAGCGGGGCGGTCCTGATCCAGCCACGCCCGCGCCAGCTTCGCGCGGTGTGCATAGGCCCGCGTCCGCTCCTCGAGCAGCGTTTGCAGTGATTCGGCGTCGATCATTAAAGGCATTCGTTTTTCTCCTCGGTTTAAAACCACGTCTCGACCACGTCGGGCGCGTCGGTTGGGTGCCGCGTCAGCATGACCAGACCCTGCGGGATCATCCGGCGCACGGCCTGCAGGCTGTCGGCACGGTGGAACGTATCGGTTTGAATGATCGTCCCGGCCGTGATCAGGTGCAGCCGAGCGACGAATAGATCGCAGCATTCGAGGGCTTTCTCGGTGATGACCCACATCTGCAGGGCGTTGTCGGTGTCCATCATTGCCCCCTGACCTTTTCGATCGCGACCTCGAGGTCGGTAGTGTCAAGGCCACGAAACCCGCGGAACGGTTGCGGCGTATAGGTCGCGTCATAGAGCAGCTGATCCCACTGACCGGCCGAATCCTTGTAGATCACTCGGGTTCGGGCGTCGATCGGCATGACCTCATTGATCGCGGCGAGCACGTCCTCGGCGTCATTGGTCACGCTGCGCCGGCCGAGGGTGTCCAGATCCTCGACCAATATCAGGCGCATTTCGGGAAAGTTGACCACGCCGAGCGACCAGTCTGACGCGGTGATTCGCGGGGTCCTCATTGATGCGCCTCGCGCCAGAATTTCACGACCGCCCGAAAGTGCTCGAGCATTGTGATATCAGCGTTCAGCGCCTCGACCTTGAATTCGCGGTGCTCGGCGGGGGTCAGCGACAGGTGCAGAACCTGCACGTCGTCGTTCCGCTTGTCCTTTTTGGTTGGGTCCGGGGCGGGCTTGTTGCGGGCTTTAATGTCGACGGTCTTTGCCATGTTGGTGACTCCTTAAAGGGGTTGCGGTTGCGGTAGCTTGTCGGTCACGACCTGATGCGTCTGATTCAGTTCGCGTCTCAGATCGTAAAAAATCGAGTTAGTGATCAGGCCCTCGACCTGCAGGGCCGCGATCCAGCCCGAGGCGACTGAATAACTCAGATTCAGATCAAAATGTTCGCGGGCGTCCTGTAGCTGGGCGATCTTTTTGCGGGCGCGTTCAATGGTGTCGGGGTTGTTTAGGGTCGGGATTGGGTTGTTCATGGTGGCGGATCCTTTAGGCGTGCTTGCTGATCAGGGCTGCGACGTAGGCCTGACCGGCTGCGCGCATATGAATATTCGACGCTTCATGCAGGGCGCGGCCGTCGTCGAGGGCCGACTCGAACTCGGGCGAGAACGGCAGGGTCGCCGCGACCTTGTGACCGTACTGCTCGAGGGCCGCGACCGCTTTCGCGGCGTGGGCTTTCGAGGCGGCCGGGGTGATCGCGAAAAAAATCCGGTCGGCCCTGATGCCCTTGGCGATCAGCTGGTCGGCCAGATTGCCCGAGGCGATCAGATTCGTTCGGCTCGAGGCGCAGGGGATGATGATGCGATCTGCGCGACCGGCGATCAGCAGGGTCTGGTCGCTCGCGTTGGGCTTGCCGTCGATGATCAGCACGTCGCAGCCTGCAGGCATCGCGGCCGTGATCCCGGCATAGGTGTCGGCGACGATCGCCGTCATATCGTGTTTATGGGTGCGGCAGTAGAGCAGTTCGGTCAGGCACTGCTGACGCAGGTCGGTGTCGCCGAAAAAAACCAGCTTCCCGCGCTGCGCGTGCCAAGTGCCCAGGCTAAAGGCGGTCGAGGTTTTCCCCCCGCCCCCTTTCTGGCCGAGTATTGCATAGACGAAAGTCATGTTTTGTTTCCCCTTGAGGCTACCCGGAAACCCGTGTAGCCGGGTTTCCGTGTGAGACTCTAGACGGGGAAAGCGGGGCGGTCAAGGCGCGACGGGGTCGTCGCCATAGCCGAATAGCAGGATCGTGTGCGCCGGTTTGATTTTGTTTAGGAAGCATTCCAGCATATCGTTCCCCCAGGTCGCGAGGGGGTCGCCGACCACGGAAAGCCCGACCTTGAACGTCGACACGGTGTCGGCGGGGGCGTTCACTCTCCAGGTGAATTGCCACGGGCCATTAGTCAGCGGATCGCCGACTTGACTCATCCCGACCCGAAACGGGTGGAACTCCTCGATCGTGACGTCATAGCCGAGGGCCTTCGCGACCGCGATGAAATACTCGGCCGACTGGCCGCCGGTGGCCGTCAGCTTTGCCAGCAGGGCGCGGCGCCGTTCCTCGACGGTCGAGTCTTCGCCGCTCGAGCATTCGTCGGGCAGGCCGGCGACCCGTTCCCAGTCCGGCAGCATTTCGTTTGTGCTGGCCGGGTTCGCCTCGCTGATCAGGGTTTCGGCGCGGCCGTCCAGGCGTGCCAGTTCCTGCGCGATCCCGTCGAGTAGCAGATAGGCGTCGGTCCCCTCGGTCGCCGGGATCGCATAGCCAGGGGGCAGCAGCTGCTGCAGCTGGTTCCGATATTCGTCGCCCGAATAGCTCATGCCGGATCCCCCGCAGTGACAAAACTCGAGAACGTGATCGTCCCCATGATCGCCATTTCGCCGCCCGAGAGGACCAGATCGGCCGCGGGAACGATGACCTCGCTGTTCACTTCGCCGGCGGCGACGCTGACCGCCTCGCGAACGTGACTGATCAGCAGGGTCCCGTTCGGCTCGGCCTCGCGCAGCAGCAGGTCGGTCAGTTCGGCCGTGACCGTGCCCCTGACGGTTGCCGTGTTCGGGTTCAGTTTGATCTGGAAATTCACCAGATGCGCGATCGGGGCGGCGACGAAAACCTCGGCCGTGACCGGTTTTTTCGAGTCGATATGCGCCTGCACCTCGGCCACGGTCGCGGCGTCGGGGATCGGCCCGGTCGGGTCGTTATCGGTCACGAACAGCACGACGACCGTCCCGGCGCCCATCCCGTTCGGATAAACCCAGACCCGAGTCACTCCGGGGACCTCGAGCGCCCAGGTCACATAATCCGAGGCGGCGCCGCCCTGGGGCGGGTTCTGAATGCGCTGCAGGAGGCGGGCGAGCAGTTCCTCGTCAGACTCGGCGTCGGTGCCGCTGCGGATCCCTTCGCCCAGTGTCAGGGCGGTCGACTGCACGCCGGCGACCGGCGACATTAACGTCAGGGACACGCCTGCAGGGGTATTGCTGGCAGTGCCGGCGACGGTGGCGATCAGGTCGACGGGGGTCGTCCCGGCGGGAATGTCCTGATCAGCGACGGTCGTGTATTGCGTGCCGTCCGAGCGCTGCCAAACGGTGCCGGCGATCAAGGTCGCGGCGACGTTGGCGACCGCGCCGATCTGGCCGACAGAAAAAGTCGCGGGCTTGCGGGTGATGCCCCAGATCGCGGCCCAGCGCTCGAGGTATTCGGTTTCGGCCGTGTCGGGAATGCACTGTTTGCTGATCCAGTCGAGGTATCCATAGAGCAGGTGAACGGCGCCGGCCTCGGTGCGGCCGAGAATGCCGATCAGGGATCGGCGCAGAACGGCGCCCTCGACGACGACCAGCCGCGACGAAATGTCAGTCGAGACGCGGTCGATCAGTTCGGTCAGGCTCGGGCGGGCGAATGGCATGATCTATAACCTCTTGGCAGCTTGTGCGGTCCATTCGTACCCGTAGCGATAGCGCACGACCTGCACGCTCGGGCGATAGATATCAATCTCGATTAGCATCCAGCCGACGCTGATATAGGACGTCGCGACCGTAACCTGCAGGGCGACTTTATCCTCGATCAGCCACTGCAGGGCCTCCTGCGCGTACTGCTGCGCGCGTGCCAGGACCTGGGGCGTCTGCTTTTCCCGGTAGAGCAGCCAGAGCAGCGACCCGGTCTGATCGCCCTCGACCTGGGGCGCGACGTCCCCCCACCAGCCCCGCAGGTCGTCGCGCGGGAATTCCGGGGGGATCTGGTCGACCGCGGCGCGGCGATCGGTGAACAGGCTAATGATGACCGACGTCTCGAGCCCGTCATCGCGTTCGAGGTCGCTGTCGTTGACCACGACGTCGCCGGCATAGCGGCCCATCTGCAGCGCAATATCCATTAGGTCGGCGCTCCTGAGTTGCCAGAACCAGGGGTCACGCCCGCGTGAGTGTGCGTCGACCCGACGTTTTTGCCGTTGTTCGTCAGCGTGCCGGTGGTGGCGATGTTGCCGTTTATGGTCACGGGGCCGGTGATCTTGATCGCCGGCGCGGTGATTTCGAGGGCGGTTTTCGCGGTGATCGTGAGTTTGTCGCGGCCCAGGCGTATCACGTTGCCCAGGTCATCGGCGAGCGCGACCTCGCCCTCGAACAGTTTCAGGTGATAGCGCCGGTCGGCCGAGGCGATCGCGATCCCTTGTTCTCGGTTGCCGCCGATAAACGAGACGGCATAATCGGCGCCAGGGTGCGGCCGGGTGTATAGACCATAGTGCTGCATCACCTCGACCTGATCGCGTAGCTCGCCCTCGAGCAGTTCGATCTGGATCTGCTGACGGGTGCTGTCGTCGCTGGTCATGCGCAGCACGCCGCGCGCGAACGCCATCATGATTCGTTGACCCAGTTGGCGAATCTCGCTCATTTTTTCGCCCTCACTGGTCAAAGGCGGTCGGGCCGCCTTTCTTCTTTTTCGGATCCGGGGGCGGCTGGTCGAGTCCGACGGCGTCGGCCCAGATGTTGCGGCCCTTGTTTTTCTTCTGTTTCGCCTTGCTCTTTTCGCTGTCCGGCGGCTCGGGCTCGTATCCTTGCGGGCTCATAATTTCGAGGACTGTTTGCGTCCCGCCCTGCAGGTCGCGCGTAAACGTGCACTGACGAATCAGCATGTCGCCCTCGAGGCGCAGCCAGGGGCTTTTGATACTGACCAGCAGGTTCGGCGCCCAGAGCGGCCCGGTGAATCCGTTCTGACGCCAGCCCATGACCGTTATCGACGCGACCGCGGATTTCCCGAGGCGGCTGTTCGCTTCCCAGGTGGCGCGGTCCTGCACACTGGCGGGCGTGCCCCCGGCCTCGGCGACGATCAGCAGGGGACGATAGCGGGTGATCGCCGAGTCGGTGGCGCCGCCTTTCAAGTGCGATTCGGTGGCGCCGTCGGCGCTGTCCTTCGAAAACGGCGCCTGCCCCTTGACCGTGTAAACGCTGAATCGTTGGCTATGGTCGATCGTGCCGTCGGCGCCTTTCACGTTCTGCCCCTGGACCAGACCGACCGCGGCCCGCAGGTTGCCGGTTCGGGTCAGCAGCAGGTTCCCGGTCCCGTCCGGCATACATAGCATTTTGCGTTGCTTCGCGTAGCGGCCGATCGCTTCGAATGCCGTCTCGCCCTGCTGCAGTTTGATCAGCGCGAATTTTTCGCCGGCCGTGACGCCGGCGTCGAGGGTCACGGTCACGCCGAACGGCTTCGCCAGGATCTGCGCGAAGGTCAGGAGGTCGATGTTCGCCCACTGATCAGGGGAATGCACGGCCGAGCAGTCGATCAGATCGCTCGTTTTGTCGCGCCCCTGGACATTAATCGAATGGCTCGAGGCGTCGAACGCTGGCCGGAATATATCGACGTAGCCCGTGATCATCGCGACCCCGCCGAGTTTCACGGTGCACTGATCCCCCGGCAGGATCGGCCAGGGCTCGACCTGGGCCGCGGCGCCTTCTTGCCCTTCCCAGCGTTCAGTCAAGTCGACGGTAAACGCGCCCGAGGCGGCGTCGATCGCGCGGGTCACGCCGATCGAGGTCCAGCCCGCGTAAATTTGCCCGTTGACCAGTAGCTCGAGGTCGTCATTCATTGGCTAGAACCTCGAGCGGGCGGCGCCCCACTAAAAAGCCGGGGTGCCTGACCTTGTTGCGCAGGGCGATTTCGTCGCCGCGGTCGGCGTTGTTGTAAAGAATCTGAGCCACTTTTAACGCCGGTTGCGTGGTCCTGGGGTGATACTCGACCAGACTCGGCAGCTGCACGTCGGGCGCGGGGATCCCTTTCACAATGTCAGCCGACAGGCCGCCGAGGGCGATGAACACGGGATCGAACGTAGTGCGCTCCTCCTCGATCGCGATCACGGCGTCGAGTTCGTTGCGGGTTTCGCGCGCCTCCTCGAGCGATTCGAAACCCGTGTCGGGGGTGCCGCTCGAGGACGACCCGCCGGAACTGCTCGACCCGCTCGAGGACGATCCGCCAGATCCGCCGCCTGACCCTGATCCGCCGGATCCGCCGGATCCGCTCGAGGACGATCCGCCTGCAGGCGACGTGCTCGAGGTCGATCCGTCCGAGGTTGCCCCGTTCGAGGTCGGCGGGGGCGTGGTCGCCTTGATCGCCGCGACGATCGACTGCTCGGCGATCGCGGTCGTCCGGGTTAATTCCTGCAGGGCGATAAAGTTCGCCTTTTCCTGGGTGCGGCTCGGCGTGCTTGGCTCGGCCGGTGGCACTGGCGCGTCGGGGTCGTCCGGGTCGACGGGGACGGTCGTCGGTCCCGTCCAGGGCTTATTAAATTCTTTATAGGTGTTTTTCAGGGCGTGCCCTGCATTGATCCCGAACGCGCCGCGGATATCGCCCATGATGTTTTGAATCGAGGCGGCGAGTTCGCCAGGGTAGCGCGCGAGCAGGGTCGCGCTATTGATCAGCGCGTTTACCTTCCCGTAATAGATCGCGATCGCCGAGCCGGACCCCAGCAGAGTCACGCCGGGGTTTTTCAGATAGCCGCCGATCTCCTTGATCATGCCGGCGGCCGAGTCGAGAACATAGCCGGGAAACCCGTCAGTCAAAAATTTGCTGATAAACCCGTTTAGGCTTTTGTCCTTGAGGATCCCGGCTTTTTTGCTGATCGCGTTGACGCTGTCGATCTTGGTCCGCGGGAACGAATTCGAACCGGCTTCGATGAACGTCATCGCGACGCGGCAGTATGACAATTCGGCCGACGATTCCGAGACGCGCAAGTCGAGACAATTGACGGTCACGTCGCCGCGGTACGGGTGCACCAGGGTCGCCGCGCCGGGTTCTTCGCAGGCCTTGATCAGCGCGTCGCGGGCGGTGTTGTAATCCTTGCCCAGCAGGTAGCCGTCGACGGTAAAACCGCGCGCCTTGCGGCCGAGGTCTTCATTAAACGGCACGTCTCGCTGCGCGTGTTCATGGGTCGCGACGCGGCGACCGTAGGCCGAATCGGCGTTCGCGACAAAAAACGCCGCGCCCCTGAATGTTGCCGGCCGGTAATTGTCGCGCCATCCCATAGCCCACCTCGATTATTTTTTCGCCTTTTTGGCGGTGCTGGCAGCAGGGTCTGCAGGCCAGGGCAGTTCGGCGCGGATTTCCTCATAACGAACCTGACCAGCCACGGTCGCCGCGTCGGCGCCGGCGGTATCGCCCGCGACGGTCAGGCGGGTCGCTTCGGCAAAGTGGCGGTCTGATCCCGTCAGCGGGTCGGCGTAGGCCTGCAGGCGCAGCGCCTCGACTTGCTCGGTCGTCGGTGGTGGTGGTGGCGGGCGGTCCTCGAGGTGTGCGCCGGCGGCGTCGAACACGATCATTTGGCCGGCGGTTTGGCCGTCGAGTAGAGCCATATAGTCGGCGTCGCTGATTTCGATCGCGTCCTCGGGGGTCGACGACATGACGTTTCTGATCGTGATCGTCGGCGGGACCGCGTCGTAATCCGGCACGGTCAGCGGCATAGGCTCGGCGGTCTTATTGGTCGCGGTGTTGTCGCCGAGGTCGTAGGACTCGCCAGGGGCGAGCGTGATCGTTTTCGTCGGGCGGATCCAGGCCGGATCGGCGACCTCGATCGTCGGGGTCCCGTTAATAATGGGATCGTAAAAACCGTGTCCAGATTGCGAGGTATACTATTAAAACCCCCATGACCAGATTTGAACAGCGGACGCGCTGTTGGTGTAGTTGGATTGTACGGACACCGTATTGGCGCTTGTTGGAAGGCCAGCGGCAAATGGGGTGGCCGACTTGTCGTAGATCGCGCTCCCGGTGTTGGTCACTAAACATCCAAGGTGCTGGGTCGGGTAGCTAACCGGTAGTGCTACCGGCTGGTTAAGTGCCGCGGACGGGAAGTTGGCTTGCGTCCACTGAATGATCATGCCGCCGGGTAGTTTTTGATAGCCGCTGGGCGCGGCCAGTTTGGCGAATTGGTTCGAGTTAATAAGGTTATAAGATCCGCCCGTAATGACCCATCCGTTAAAACCTTGGACTTCAAGCGTGTCGCCGGGTAGCAGGACAAGGCTCGATTTAGGGCTAGCAAAATTTGGAAACGAGTCGGAGCCCTGACAGGAAATAGTCACGCCGACGGGGCTCAAATTAACAAAACGAAAAGCGGCGCCGCCTTGGGGGGCGAGCCCGAGCGTCGGCGGCAAAGTGATGGTAAAGGTCGTCGGCCCGTAAAGCTCAATCGTCTTGCCGACTTCGCCGGCCGTGAGGACGGTGTTCGCGTTGATCAACAATCCGCCGCGATAGCTCCCGAGGGCGCGGTTTACCCATTCGGTGGTTGCGGCTTTTTTGCTGTTATCAAATTGGGGCGGGGTGACTAGAATTCCGTTCGCGCCCGCGCCCTGGATTGCCTTTAAAAGCTGGTCTTGAGTGTTCTTCGCCGGCGCGATGCCTGCAGCAGCCAGGACGGTCAGAATCTCCTGCTGCACGTCGTTCATGAAATCGTCAGTCACGGTCGTCGCGGCCACGCCTGCAGCCGGATCGCCTTCGGTGAATTTGTGGTCGGCCGTCGCGCCGGGTCCGTCGATGTAATACATGGTCGAGACTCCTATCAGGTCGAGGGCTGCATCATGGAAAAGCCCATATTTGTGTCAAATTTCGCGCCCTTCGAGCCCTCGGTTTTCATCGTGGTCCCTGGGGGTGCGTTGTTCAGATCGACGGTGACTTTCACCTCTTGGGGCTTCTGAATCAGGGCGGCCTGCTGCGCCAGGACTGACGGCGCCGATCCGCCCGCCGGTGCTCCCGGCGCCCCCGCTGCGCCCGGTGTTCCCGGTGCAGCTGCTCGCCCAGGTGCGCCCGGTAGTCCAGGCAGCCCAGGCGCCCCCGGTGCC